TTGCGCTATAGCCAACGATCCTGCTCATCGTGCCATCTGGAAATATGTATCGGATTTCGCCTGACGTTACTTCCCAATTTCCGCCCACTCGCGCAATGTGCTTGCGCAGGCTGGGCCACAATTGCTTCTCGACTTGCCTCCAAACTCCTGCTGTAGTCGTGGCGATGCTTCCCTTAAAACAGAACGCATGCCAAATTAAAATGGAGGCGATGACTGTGCTGGTCTTGCCTGATCCGTTGGCTGCTTTGAGCGCAACTCGGCAATCTTTGTCTTGTAAGTCGCGCAAAACCTTTCTCTGCCAATCATATAAATCAAGTCCAAGTACATGTTTTGCGAATCCTGCTGGTGACTGGATTTCCGCTAAAATCTCCTCTGGAGTGCGCTTGGGGGGTTTGGTTGTTTTGCCCACTATATACCTCTTTTTATTTTGTGTCGCAAATACTTGGGGGGGTATAGAGATTTTTTTATGGGGATGGGGGGGTAGGGAGGGGGGTCGTGGTATCCGCTCCCCTAATCTTGCGCGAAACTCTCCTGCGCATTGGAACATGTCGCGTGCGTTTCGGCGCGGAAGGTAGAGCAGGCTTTTCAGGCTTGGCGAGTTCAGGTTTGGAGACTGGTTCATATGTCGCACAATAATTCTTGTATGAACTTTCTAAAATTTTAGGCTCATCTGCTACTCTTTCCGCCTCAATCACTTGTGCAGGCTTTTCTTTTTTCGATAGAGATCCTGCTAATATCTGCGCCAATCTTGCACTTAAACCATGCTCCACGCTGCCGTTGACCTGAACGCGCGCGCTGGGGACAGAGTAAAGGTAAATCCTTTCCGCCATCCATGCCTTGGCTTGCCAACTCTTTTGACCTGCTAGTTCGATGTCGCGCAAAAGGGATAGTTCATGCTTTTTTCTCGCAGTCTCCACCCTGCGCGCGAAGTCAGGCTTGCGAGTACACCATGATTTTATTGTGCTAGGCGATAAGCCTACCAAGGCAGCCGCTTTCTCAATCGTGAACCCGCTACGGCATGCATCTATTACCTCCTGCGCAATCTGATCATTGAAGAGGGAGGGTTTCCCATTCTTCCCCTTGTCTTGTGCGAGTGGCTCGACTTGTGGCTTGTCTCCTGGCATCGCTTCCATCCCCATATTTTAGCATGAAAATATTTTAAAAAAACCCCTTGACATCACAAGCCGTTAGCGTATGTTGAGAGTATGAGCAACACACTAACCAATACCGAAGCGAGCGCGGTTAAAGTCACTCGCAAACTTCAACGCAATGCAAAAGCTTGGGAAAATCTTGGAGTACAATTTAGGCGAAATGAATCGATTGGCTTTGGTTTAGATGGTAGACATAGCGAGCCAAGGCTCGAATGGTCAGCGTGGCACAAGGCAATATATCTTACTGGCGGAGGAAGTGAGATTGAAGATGTCGTCGAATATATGAACAAGTATCAGGAAAGATATCTTTCGATCATAGCAAAAAGAAACGTCAGAAAATAACCCCCAACCAAGAAAGACCAAACAATATGAACAACACAACACAAACCGAAGCGCGAGCGGTTAAAGTCTCGCACATCCAAGGAATGGAAGTTAAGAGGTTTGCTTTTAAAGCAGTAGAGGCGCGCAAACATTTCGCCAAGGATAGCGTTGTCGACGTTAACGCGAGTGGAAACGTTATCGAAAAATACAAGGCAGGGGTTGACGTATTCATTGAGATTGGAAGCGATGGAATTGGAAGCTGGGAAGTCGCATCCACTAACGACGATGGGTACGGCAGCGGTTCACTATGCATAGAGAATAATGAAGTAGTGGATTTTGACGGCGCGCTTGACCTGCCTTGGCGCGTCAAAAATATGCTGACCGCATTGGGGTATAAATTAACCTGGTAAACATAGGAGAATATAAAATGAAATACTTATTTTATAAGGATGGAACGCATCGCCCTATGAGTGAAGATGGGGTGCGCGTTGTGGATACCAAATACTTCACTAAAACCGATTGGGATAGAATCGCCTTGTGCGATGCTGCCTATAAAATGGATTTGGCGCAATTCATCGAAGAAAAGAGAGGGGATTCTAAAAAATGAATAACCTACCCCAAACAATCGCAATCATCTTTTTCGCTGGAATATGTATGGGATTCCTGATTGGGAAAATCAAATAAATAAAGGAGTATATATATGACTAAAAAAACTAAAACTTGGAAAATTGGCGAATATTGCGCAGGCGGAGTGATTCGCGCAAAAAGCTGCGGTGAGATAGTCAAGTTAGAGATTCGCGACTACTTCACCGATGAGTTGTTGAACGATGGCGCGTTCGGAAGAATCCATGAACGGCAGATTCTGAAGTTCCTCAACAACTCCACAACCTCCTACTATGCGGACAAAGTCCTGCAATGGATTAAACAGAAGCTGTGGGGTGTAGCATGAACCTACCTCCCCTGGTTCACCTCACCCTATCCTCTTCCAACGTCAAAACTGGATCGATTCCTGTTTCAGGCAGTGGAAGTTCAACTTGTCCTGACGCATGTCCCTTGAAAGAAAAGGGGTGCTACGGACTTGGCGGTCATATTCGCTTCCACTGGAATGCGATTGACCGCGCGGATCGTGGCACTACTTGGGATGGATTTTGCGAATCCGTTGCCAAGCTTCCCCAGGGTCAATTATGGCGACACAATCAGATTGGAGACTTGCCTGGTGACAATAACTACGTTGACGGCGCGCTACTGGGTAAACTTGTAAAAGCGAATCGCGGAAGACGTGGGTTCACTTATACTCATAAGCCAGTATTAGAGGAGCAGGATAAGCACGCTAAAAAGAATCGTGACGCGATAGGCGCAGCGAATAGGGAAGGGTTTGTGATTAACCTTTCAGCGAATGGCCTGGCGCATGCTGATAAGCTTGCAGCCTTGGAGATCGCTCCTGTAGTTACAATCCTACCAGCGGGAGTCGAAGACAACACACAAACCCCACAGGGGCGAAAGGTTGTCGTTTGTCCTGCTCAAAAACGTGAGGGGGTGACATGTGCAAGTTGTAAACTCTGCTCGCGTGGGGATCGTTCAGTAATCGTGGGGTTTATTCCTCATGGAATGTCGAAAAAGCGCGTGGCGCAGATTGCGAGCGCGTCGTGACATATTATTGCGTTTACAACTCATGCGGTCAATTCTTCGCGCGGTTCACTACGTTCCGTCGAGCGTCCTTGTGGACGATTCGAAATGGGATGGAATGGACGGCGATAATAAAAAAAGAAAAGGAGATAAGAAAATGAGCATGAAAGAGAAAAAGAAAATGATGCAGCGCGTCGAGGATTGGATTGGTTCAGATTCAACGAGGGAGGATCTGATTGATATCATTGCGCAGATCGCAATGTTGAAATACGATCCGAAATTATTGAGAGAAGATATTATCTCTTTTAACATAAACGACTAAACAAGGAGACAAACAAAATGAAAAACACGAAAGAAAAACACTACATCGCGGAAGTTCAGGAGCAGCATGGAGAGTATGAACACACTACCAAGTACTTATTTAAAACGGCAGGCGACCCGCTTGAATATGCGGAAAAGGTATCAAAAACTTGGTATGGCTTTGAAGAGCCAGATTCTGCCGATAATGGCGGATACTGGCAGAATGGTGAAATTATCTCTTCGGTTGGAGAGGTGAAGAAAGTATCACTCGAACACTACAACGTATTAAAAAAGTACCTTTCGGTACTATAAGAAAAGGAGAAAGCATAATGAAGCACAACACAAGATCGGAAGCAATTGAGGCAGCCTTGGGTAAGTTCCCAAAGGCGCGACGAATAGCGGTAGAGAATGCGACGATAGGCCAAGAGGATTCGATGATATTTAGAATGAACTTGGCGCAGGATCGCGCCTGCTACAATTGGAGCGCGCAAACCATGAGCGCAATCAATTATGTCATGCGCAATTCATGCGCGAGGGAAGAGGTGACGGCATGAATGATACGTGGGCATTCGTAGGAGGGATTGCCTTGGGGTCAATCCTTGTCGCAGTAGTGGGAACGATATTGGAAAATAAATAAGTTTCCCCTCGTCTCCCCTGGTAGCGCAGGGGAGGAGAGGCCAAACCCGCTTGGGATGGCCTAATAAACGGCAGCGCAGCAATGCGCGGAACATAAAGGAAAAGAGGAAAAGAAAATGAAATTAGATAGCCTATTGGAGGAGATATTGTGGGAGATTGAGGCAGCTGGTAAGGATTGCCCCGAATCATTCAGGCAATTCGAAGAAAAGATTAAAAAGGCAATATATATCTAGTCCCTCCTCGTTTCCCCTCGTAACGGAGGGGAACGGAGGATGGATTGAGCCGATAGGTTCAAACATTCTACAAACGGCAGCGCAGTCTTATTGATTGCGCGAATGAAAAAGAAAGGCACACAAAATGAAAACTACACACTCGCAGTATATGAAAGAATTGGAATGCCATCAGGACAATATCAATTATTATTTAAGCGATAGTCTTGACGACATTGCAACGTTGGCCAACGGCGAACATGATGCGCAGTATTATAAGAATGAGTTGACTCCAATTATAGCAAGGTTGGCGCACGTCAACTTTATTGTGCAGGCAATGGGCAAGTGCATGCAGAATATTAAATCTAAACAGTAGTTCACTATCCCTTCCAAGTTCAAGCCTTGGGAGGGATTTATTATATTGACCTAATCACAATTTGAAAGAGAATCGCAATATGAGTGAATTGACCGAACAAGTGCGCGCCTACTTTTCAGCAATGGGGAAGAGGGGGGGGAGCGTGAAAGGGTCAAGTAAGGCGCGGACTAGGGAACAGGCGCAGCGCGCGGTCAATGCTAGGTGGGAAAAGTACCGACTCGCCAGGAAGGAGTCTACTGAATCCGATAAAGCCCCCATAAGGATGGAAAATCCAGAAATTGCCCCATAAGGAAGAAAAATCCGAAATTGGAAATTTAGGATTTACAAAATCCAAATTTGTCCCATAAGGGATAAGAAATCAGATTATTTACCTATAAAGCAGCAACAAGCCTTATTCCCTAGCGGTCTGTCTATAATAGGGGTTTTCTTAATTGCCCCGCTATCCTCTATTTGGTTGTCCTTATCGACGCATTTTAGAGGCATCCTCGCTCGATTGCGTGGCATCCTCGTGCCTTTATTTTTCATGCCACTACCAATTCTTGCATGACCAGTACCTAGCGGTCATCTTGCTAGGCTTATCTGAATCACACCCATGCCTAGCCCTGAAACTACGCCTGCGGTCAGGGTTACCCTTCTTAATGGTCATCTTGGGGTCACCATACCTAATGGTCTTGGACTGCCCATTCTGGCAAGCCCTCACCACAAACTTCTTGTTTGCACCTGGAGTGCGCCTTGGACTATTGCAGGGTAAGTCTTGTGTACTCATACTTCATCAACCTCGTCGTTGAGTATATCTGAATCCTTTAGCTCTGCCAGATCCTTCTGATGGCTGGAAAAGAATTCTGACAACTTGGCCATCGCTAACGTAATCTCAGCCCACTCATGCTCGAAAACCTCGTAGGAGCAGTTATTGCTCATGTCATCGACTAATTGCCCCAGCTGCCTGAGAACAGCGTGTAGCTGGGCATTCTCGCGCTGTAGCAGGGCAATGAAGCGGTATGCCTGCTTGAGCAGATCTCTATCGTGGCGCGAATCCACCCTTTTTCGCTTTCATAACTCGATACACCCTTGGGGAGATCGTGCTTTTCGCTTTGCTTCTGCTAGTGCCAGCCTTACGGCGAGCGTTGATATTGGCGTAGAGTCCTGGCTTTGAGTTATTCATTTGCACATTGTACCACACCCATCCACCCACCACCAAGCCTTGGCAGGTTGGGGCGGTGGAAGCGGTGATGCCACCCATGCCGTGTCATTTCTTTTCTGGTCCCGCTGCTTTGAAGATTCACTACGGAACACCGCAGGTGAAAGGGGAAGGGACGGATTAAGGAGTCCCTTTCCCTTGGTTCCTCCGTGGGTTCTGGTTCTTTTATATTATAGGAATGACACTAGTGTAGAAGAACCCATTTTGACACCGCGAATTGACACTTCAAAAAACCGACTGATTCGCGCTATATAACCCATTCTCCTTGAGCATCTTGCCAGCTTGTGCCATGCGTTTAACATGCCTTTTGGCGGTTGACTCCGAAACTTGGAACTTTTCCTGCACAAATCGGAACAGATCGCAGGCCGTGAACTCGCGTGAACCCATCTCTTTTAGAAGCCTTGCATCGCCTACCAGCTTCTTCTTTCCACCAGTCTGCTTCAGCTCATCAGGGTTCAGGTTGTAGTTGACGCTGAACATTGGGTACTTCCATTGCACTACGAACGGATCGACAGGTGGGAAGTTACGCAGGGTCATCTCACAAGTGAACGTCTTCTCGTCCTCCTCATGTGCGGTCAGCACGACGAGCGAGTCTGGATTGCGAGCGAACACGCCTGAACCACTAAACCTATCAATCGCCTCTGCGCTGGACTTGTTACCCTTGGAGAAGTGATGGGATAGGATGACCGACAGATTGTAGCGCGTGGCGAGATATTCGAATTCATTCATCAACCCACCCATATCGCCAGCAGAGTTCTCATCTCGGTCACCCATCAGCATGTAGTTAGGGTCAAGGATAATTGCTTGGTATCCGCGCCCCTCGATATGCTTCTCGATGATTGGTCGGATCAATGTCAAGTCCGCTGCATATCCTCTGAGCGTCCACACATCAAAGTCATCCACCTTCCCATTCAATTCCTTGGCTGCGATTACGTCAGCGAGGCGCGAGCGGAACGACCATTCCTGAATCTCAAAGTTAATAAACAGCACCTTTGCTTTGGTACACTTCTGCCCCCACCAAGGAGTGCCTGAGTGCAGCGACAGCGCAAGGTCAATCAGGCTCCAACTCTTGAATGCCTTACTCCCTCCACCCAGGAGCAGCTTGCCACCTTGGTGCAGGATTCCCTCGATAAGCACATCTGGCTCTTTGATGTTATCGGTCAGCAATTCACTATACGTTTTAATCGGTGGCCATTGGTCCACCGACGGCTTGAGTCCTAATGCTACGGCTGGCTCGATCATATTATTTTCCCTCCTTGCAGAACCAAAGCAGGCTCTGTGTTTTCTCATCCCTCATTGCTCCTGCCATCCTTACTGGTTGGCTAGGTTTAAATGTTGCTGGGTCGCACCCCATCGGAACCAAGAACGCTTTCAATTGCTTCTCCCACTCAGGATTTGGTATGGCATCAAACCAACCATGAAGACTTCTGCCTGCCGTGTCCACAACCGCATAAAGCTTCATCTTGAATAGATCGCGCATAAGCTGAAACACCGCGCCGATCTCAGGCTTCGACAGCTCATCACTCTCCACCACCAAGAATCTGCGCACCTCAACATTGTCATTCGACCTGCTGATCGTTCCATCCTTGAATGCAGATCCAGTAATGAATTGACCTGCTGGTTTATCCAGCTTTAGCCACTCGGCAGCAACGCGGAAGTTCTGCGGATGATTGCCACTATCCTTGACCGCTCCGATCCACACGATGTCGTTGGGCTGGAACAGCGACAGCAGCATCTTGTACTGATCTGATGGCGCGTCACAGATTTGTGTGGGCGATTTGTCAAACATATCCGCTGGGTCCCAATTATAATGTGCCAGATACCTCGCTCGGTTGGATTGCGCAATGACCGCGATTCGCTGGATTATCTCACTCTCAGCATCCTTCTCTATCGCCTGTTTTACTGGGTTAGTTCCGTTGGTTGACATGGGTGCGACAAGCGGTCTGTACAGCGGATCGTTTAGAATTAACTTGCGCAGCTTATAGTTCGCCTCACTCCTGAAAGCTTGGCAACTTGTGTGCCAGCAGAAGATCGTTGGGACTGAGTCAACGAATACAGTTGTGTCCCTCACTCTCGTATTGCTGGTATGTGCAGCTTCACCTGGGCAACGGCATAGGCCGTGATGTTCCGATTGCCATTCTACTTGTCCGACTACCGATTCTGCTTTTTGTTGTGGTGTGATCATTTCGGCATTGTCTCCATAAAAAATACAAGCGCAACAACAATCTTAAAAATCATCCCCTTTGTTTCATGTGAGTACACACTTACCCAGTCGCAGGCTCTCCCTGCGCACCATGCGGAGATTGATTAATCCTTATCGTCCTCCATCGCCTTCTTCGCTTTCTCTACGATCATATCTGCCGTGATGTTACGTAGCGCATTGCACCAGTACTGCGTTCCCTTAGTCTTATTCGTCGCGTCCTTACACTTGCTCTGGGGCAAACCACCATGCGGACGGCAAGGTGCGTGAGGGCAAACGTCAGGTGCAAATACTGGATACGACTTAGGATAATACTTGCAGCGATCCATTGGGTCATATGACCCCCATAGGGATATGCACGCCGTATCTAATCCAGCAGCCATGTGGTTCACGCTGCTATCAGGCGCGACAACAAAGTCAGCACCATTCACTATTGGGAATAACGTGCGAACATTTGCAGTAGCGTTAAACAAATCATATATGCGCGGATGCTGGACATTGAAATCAATTGACCGATCCAATCCAATAATAACCGCGTGATGTTTGGGAAACTCTTCCAGCAACGCCTGCACTGCCAGCTTACCTAACTGTGGTGGATAGGTGCGTGTCGGACCAGATGACGAAACGTGGTAGACGAAGTAGGGGCTAGGCAATGGCAAGCGTCCCATATTCTTCAGCTCCTCGTAGTCAGGCTGGACAACGTATAGGTGCGGACGCTTGTACTTTACATCGACAAGCTTTACATCCCCAACCTTCCCAGAAATATCCGCAACCAATCCCTCTGCTCCCATCCAGTTATAAATCCTGTCGTAGTGACAACCTGGACCAGTTCCTAGCTCAGTATTGCCAACCTTACCTGAGAATAGATCGTCGAGCGGAACGTGCGCTGAGTATGAATCCCATGCTTCCTCGGTAGGTGGCAGCGGATATACATTCGCACCTAGTCCAGCGAACAACGCCATGTTGCGAGCAGGGCAATAGATATCGACTGTACCTCCAGAGGTGTCCACCAGATAACGCACAATTGCCGTGGCCATGATTGCGTCACCGATTGCGCCAGCTCGGTATACGGCAGTCGACCCACCCTCGGATCTCCCAGGATAGTAAGGCTTGATCTTGTGTGGAACAGGGATCGCCTCGTTGAATGGAGGGTTGGTCAACTCGTCTGGCAGGATGTAGCTACAACGTGGCCACAGTTTATTATCGTCCACAACGTGGACTGCTGGTGAATTATTTTTCCATAGTTTCATTTTGTTTTCTCCTCTATAATAAAGAACACAGCGAGAATTGCTGCGACTACTGCAATGACTGCGATGGCAACAAGAAGCTTTCCTATTGCCAATCCTACTCCGACAAGAATCCATTCCTTAATTACGTTCATTGGTGTTCCCTTCTATTTTGTGCATGAAGATCGGAGTCTGCTCACCTACATAAGATCCTGCAATGTTAAAATCAAAGTGTTCCAATGCCTCGGCGTAATCCATGCCCTGTTTCATAAGACTCTCAACAATTGCGTCCGCATCATATATCGCGCATAGATCACCGCCGAATGCTCTGCCCACACCCACAATCGCGTCATCGAATCCATCAGCAAACAGCATCGTGTGTGCATCGTCACCGAACTGGTCAAGAATGTCTTCTCTTATGCTCATTCCTCACCCACCACTTCCTTGCACACTAGGCTGGCTGCATCAACCATCGTGATAATCTGAATCATATCTACCGAGCGTCCGTGAGTTGCTCGGTTACGTTCCAACACAAGCTTCTCTCTGGCTATGGCAAGCATATCCCTCGCCCACTTCAATCTGTTCTTGGCCTCCATATTCATTGTGCATCCCTTTCTTTAATATCGTAGTAAAACGAATCTGTATCCTCCGTCACCCACTTGTCACTCTGATTCTCTACGCTGGGCAGCTCGGTATCAACTCGAAACTGCTTTAAGTTGTCTGGCAACTTCTTGGTAACCCAATTGGAATCGCGCCAGAAGATTCGGTTATTGGGCATGCATAGCAAGTACCCATCATCGCCAGCGAACACATGACCGCACTTGTAGTCGGATGGTTCGTCGCTGTAGGGATTATTAAACCAATCAACTGTGAATAGGTATGTACCCCACACCTTGGTCGCATCCCTAAGTAGGATCTGTGCGCGGTGATAGGCCAGGAAGCTGTACTCGGTAACAGTCACGTTCTCGCTGAAGCAGTCCCAAAGTTGCTTATAGTTGAAAGGTATATCGTTGGTGGGTTTATCCAGATAAATTTCCGATAGCGGAACGCGGGATCGCACCATCCCTGAGTCAGTCATTACATGAAAGGTGAGAATGGTTCCAGGGCAAGACTGCAAGGCAAATACATAGACGTTGTAGAATTCCTCCCTGTCCGCTTCGTCTTTGGTGAAGAATGATTTTCTTACCCATCCCTTGAAGGATGGGATGTTCTCGTTAAGCGTTGCCATTAGCGGAGCAAGTTAGATGTGTGTGTCATAGATTGTTTGTATCAAAATCTTTTGAAGTCAGTAATCGGAATCTCAACGCATGGCTCATTATCCCTGGGGTCACCGCTGTTCCTTGACATGTAGAATATAGGGAGCTTGCTGTCCTCCTTGATCTCGTAATACCCAACGGCATCTGCCCACTCGATCACATAGAACGTGGGCGCGAATGCAGCGTATAGCTTTAGGGATATATACTTCTGGAGCGATAAGCATCGCGTTGGGAATCTGTTTATTTGATATCCACTTTTCCTAGCATCAACAAATGCGCACTTGTCACCCCTTAGGATCATCGCATCGAATGGATAGGCTTTAGGCATGTACTTTGCCTTGCCACCACAATGCTTGGCGAATTCCAATACAATTCGCTTTTCATTGGCGATGTCTTCATACGTTTCGTGTAATCCGCTGGAGCTTCTCATAATAGATTTTTCCTAATAAATTCAACCAACTTGAAGACAACAAAAACTCCAGCCATAGAAATCGATACAATAATGCAGAACATAAATAGCAACCAGGCAACAACCCAGATCATGTCCCATATGGTTTCAAGAAAGTTCATATTTCTCGTCCATCATTCTTCTCAAAAGAGTCTTGTTTCCAACTCTAATTCCAGCAGCCCTACACCACCACCCAATCGTTCCGTTCTTAAAATCTTTCAGCAATCGCTTCACCTCCCCTGTGTTCCTGTACTCCCATGCATCATTGATCATCTTGTCCTTCCAATCTGTTGCAAGCTTCATACCGCACACAATCCCCCTTCTGCGTAGCATGCGAAGATCCTTTATCGCTTGGATGGCAACTTCTCCAGCAAGCTGTTGCAGCCTCTCATCATAATCACCCTTAGTTAATTGTGTTGAAATCATCGACGCTTCTTCTTACGCGTCGAAGCAACCCAATGGGCATATGTATTCCAAAGCATGGCAGCAGTCTGCGCCTCACTCTTTGTTTCAAAAATATCCTTTAATGGTGGCAAACCATCTGGTGGTATTGCACCATGCAAGCGAGGTCCGATCACATTACCTGCCAGCGTGTGAATCCTCCACGCGCCACACTCCTCTACAACCTTAACAAAGGTCATCGTCCAGCCTCTTTCAGCTTGGCATCGTCTTCCTTGATCTGGCCAGCCAACTTAACCATATCATTGGACTGTCCAGCGTAGTGGATAATGTAAGCATCCTTGTACCGATCCAATCCAAAATGCCCCTCTACGCTGGTCATGCAGTTAAACGATGGATCAAGCTCGGTTAGGGGAATTTTCCACAGGTGCGCCATCACGTTGAGCCAGGTCTGCTCGGCAAAATGGTTTGGATGCAGGCCAATAGGTGGCATGGACAATATGCCAACCGCCTTGGTATGAACTACAAAAACGCCAGTATTGACGTAAAATTGAGGCTCAATAATACCACCGAATGCACTAGCCAGCTTTACCATATCTGCCTTACGATCCAAGTAAGCTCCCTCGTCAAATGCACAGAACACGCCAGCGTCATCGGATAGCTTGGGGCAATCGGCTGCAATCAAAACATCAGCGTCAACGAATGTCACTTGGTCATAGCCCTTGGTTGCCATGATGTTGCCAATGGCAGACTTGGAATACTGCATCGGATGGGTCAGGGGTTTATCGATTAAAATGAAGTCGCAGCTGTGACGCTTGCAGTACTCCTCCATCCTCGGCTTGGTCAGATCCAGAATCTTCTTCCAGTCATCACCAAACGATTGCGTTACTAATGCCTGCTTCATTTCTTAATAGCGTATGCCAACGATTTTTTTATTACATATTCAATTACAGCTTCCCTATCTTTCTTGAGAAGCTTCATTCCAATCCTAAATAATTCTGCGCCTGTCTTGTCATCGTAGGTCACATCCACAAGAACCATCTTGGGTGCTTTCCGTGATTTTCCAAATGTTATTTTTCCTAGTTTCATTTCTTCTTGGCCTTTCCTTTCTTCTTTGGTTTGACTTCCTTCCACACATCAAAGTTTTTGTCTAAGTCCACCGATATAAGCATTAGCTTTTGGTAAAGCTTCCAGCCCACCCCAAGTGGCAGCAATGTAATGCTTACAAGATCGCCGATGTAATAAAATATCTTCGATAAGATTGTCATTTGCTGATTTCTACTGTCGCGTATTTGGGCAGTCTAGCTTTTTCGTAATCTTTTTGTGATTTAAAAAATAAATCTAAAACAGGTAATTTGCTTGACCCACTAGCCTTTCTCTGAATGACAGCTGTGCCTGTGTCAACCACTACCCATTCATGCTGCGAGCCGACTATCTTAACCTTGCTCCATGCTGGTATGATCCTATGGTCTGTTGCACAATGCCTTCCAGCCTTTAAACGTACACCCTCGCTGCTCTGCATTCTGCTGGTGTAATAGTCTTCCCCTGGCCAGTATCCAGTAACGCGCACCTTGATTTTCTTTTTCGGTGGCTGCACATCGACCATGACATTGGATGCCATAGACGTTGATAGAATAAAAATGGCCAATATGGCCAATGTTCTCATTTGCCAGCGTCAAAATCTTCTGTTGCTTGAATGGACAAGAGATCATCAGCCTTTTCCAGTAATTCCTTGCTTGGATTCTTGATGTCCTCAGTAGCAGTTGAGATTTCAATCTTTGACATAATCACATTGTTGACCACCTCGGCAAAGTAATGTTCCCTGTAGCCAACTGGACCAATATCCTCGGTAATCGTATCAATCTCTGCGTTGCCATACGCAGTGTACTTTTCTCCATTAAACTCAAAATCAACACTTACATCTTCCATAATCATAATCTCGGAACCTCCTTTTTAATTTGTGCCAATACGAATAAGGATCTTACCAGAGCGCGCTCAAGGTGGTCAACACTTGTTTCTCCATTGTTGTCAGGACAAGGGGTTGACTTGTGGAGTTGCATCTGCGCCGTGGCTAGGTGACGAACAGCCCTGGCAATATGGTAATCGTGAGTCGGTCTATCCTTTTCCAGCCAATCTCCATAGCCAGACTTCTCTGATCCCTTGCCCATTACACGCCAGACGATCTCCTGTGCAGCGTTACCCATTTCTTGAATTGTTGGTGCTGTCATTTTGCGAGCCTCCTATAGAATTGGTCCAGTAATCCTTCTAGCCAAAGCACATCTTGTGGGTCAATCATAATTTCATCCCAGGAGGGGTATAGCCTTTTACCCAAGCCCATACCCTCAAGAGCGCATTGAATGCGATTCCAGCCTGGTACAGCTCGTCATCTTCCCACACCCTAGTCATCAGCTTGCTCGAATCATTTGAGGCAAGCACGATGGATACGCACGCTGCCTGGGGATTCTCGCTTGCGGTCCTGTAGGCCCAGAGCTGTGGACAGTCTGAAGTTTCATAGAACGGCGAGTATTTGGGATTTACCTTGCGGTTTTTGAGATCGATGATCGCGTCACCAATTCCTTTCAACTTCACATATGCGTCACAGCGACCAGCGTACCCTGCGCCAACTAGAGCCTTCTCGCACCAGTACGTCTTCTCTATGTTTTCGTCCGCCCACTTCTTGAAGGTCGCGATGTAGGGCTGGAGATCTTCATCTTTGCACACAGCGCGTCCCATGAGGATATTCTCGGCCTGTTCGTGCATTCGCGTGCCATGCTCAGCTGCTTTCGATGTTGACTCTTTAGAGTCCTTAACCACTCTTCTAGCGTAATCTTCGAGCGTTTCATTTTCCTCCTTTGGCAAGGTAAGCGATGCCATGATACTTTGTTCAATTTTCCAGTTGGTCAATTGGGGCTTATCCAAAATAGACAAAATCGAAGTGACGCTAGGATACAAACCCATCTTCCTGGCATCGGCCACAGTTGTATTCCGCTCGTTGCCGTTCTTCCCAATTACAACGTGGGCGGATTTTCCGTCTTCGGTATACCAATGACCGCTAGACTCGGTTTGAACAAGTCTAGCTGTCGATGGCTCTTTGGTTGTAATTGTAAGAGCCATTTAGATTTCCTCTGCTTTCATGGCCAAACCTTCTTCGTGAAGTTGCCTTGCAAATGTCCAAGATGAAATAGCAATGTCTGCTACCTCACTCTTAATTTCATCTTCAACTTCAGAGACATCTGGATTGCCGAACAATTTAATCCTATTTGTCAATGCTGCTGCAAATATATGGATTGCTGCATATTCAATCTTTGATAGGCCGTTAAGCCCATCAGACGGAAATGCACCTCTATGCCAGGAATCTGGATGTCTCGCGTCCATTAGAACGGAACCTGGTTGCCGTCTGCATCAAGTTCAGCTTTGCTGGCAGTGGGTTTCCCTGCTGCCATCTGGAATTCCTTGCTGGCGCGAACCTTGTCCTGTAGCCACTCTGGAAGAGCAGCGAAGACTTCATTCTGACCATTCTCAATCTCATAGAACACATGCGAATTAACCGACTCCTTGGGGGCAGTCATGCCCTTGGGCAACTTGCTGATCGCATTGATAGCGCAATACTGCCTGCCTGCCTGCGAGGTTTTGTGCATCAAGGTAAGCAGGGCTGCTTTGCCAAGCAGATTCTTGAGGCTGAACGATGCCAGTTCTTTCGATGTGAAGGCTGCACCGCGCCAAGACTCAAGGTGCTTGCGGAGTGTCGCACGCTCACCCAGCGAGCGAGTCAGCTCAAGACTCACCATCATAGGCTTGGTAACCTTTGTGGTCTTGCCGTTCTCCACTACCTCTCCATCGATCACCTGGTCAGGCAATTCGAAGGTTAGTCTCACTTTGGGAGACATCTTCTTCTCGCCATCCCAATTGGTTTCTTGGAGTCCCATGTCAATCAATTGGACCAAGACTCCCATCGTCGTTCCTGCTTCAGGCAGTTGACGTTCCGTTGCTTTTGCCGATTCACTTAGTGTTAGGCTCATTTATTTCGTACCTTTCTTTTTTTTGTTTTGGTTTTTGTGTCAGGTGTAAGTTGGACTAGAACTGAAAACAGATTCTTATTTGTTGGGGTTAATAGTTGAGAGATCAGATTGTTCTTGTACATAGAATCCTTTCACGACTGTTGTGTGTGTTGGTTGATTTGGTGCATATTCAATAGTGACATTGGCAGGGGCGAGTTGTCTAGCCAATTCGCACACGCTGTCGGCGGTTAAAATAACAAGCCATTCCTTACGGCCATTACGGCGGAAGAACACCGCTGGAATCTTACCTGCTGGGCAATCACGCTTCGACTGCTCCATCCACTCCTCTGGCTTTAAAGCTTGGCAACGCTTCCCCTCTATATGAAATGGGAAATTCCCACACACCACATCCCCGCTACCACCCTCTGGATTTCCAGCGTATTGATGACTACGGCGAGCTTTCTGCCATCCCTGCTCGCGAAGATAATTCGCTAATTCACGCTCCCCTGCTGCACCCTTTGCCCTGCTGTTAATTTTTCCCATTTGTTGGTTTTAGCAGGCCAACCCAGGGCGCGTCGAGATCTATTTTTAATTAAGCCAAGTTTTATTAGCGTGACTAATATCCTCATCAAACTTGCGAATCATTGCCTGCATGGTCAACTTCTTGACCATCTTTTGATTCTTCTTCACCCACTCCACCGCCTCATCAAAAGACTGTGCGCCCTTCAAGCCATCATCAAAATATTCCCATGCCTCCTTCTCGGTCATAGGTTCTTAAATACACGCCAACCCCCTCCTGTCGACGGACAAAGCTTGGTTGTGACCGACCTGCACTTGGCAATTGGCAATAGCCAGAATAGATCATCGTTCATGCCCCAGCATGCCACATAATCCACGCCACTGATTGCGCGCTTGGGGATATTAAACCCATTGCCACTGCTGGTAGTAAAGCGGTACTTGGTACGACCAGGCTCTATGGCTTGAGCGGTCTTAACCTGGATGCGGTAAAACTTATTGTTCTTCTCGGCCACCACATCATACCCAGCGAAATCCTCGTAAGGAGTTAGAACGTTGTACCCACAGCGCAAGAGCGCGCCAGTAACGCGAGCCACTCCTACTGCACCTATTTGCCGTGATGTTAATTTCATTGTTGACGTATTCCTAATTTAGCAGATACTAGAAAAATGAAAATAACAAACACACTTATCGCGCTTGCCCTCTCTACTGCGTTTACATGTCTCGCGGATGACCGCTTGAGCCAAGAAATTGTGGCTGCCGTCTATCGAGGTAGCAGCACGCATGTGCTTGCTGGGAATTCCGCTGTGGGTGCTGGTGGCGCGCTTGTCAAAGCAGGAGATACACTTCTTACCCCTGAGGGTGCTTACGTCCAGGCAGGTGGCAGTTTCCTCAAGCCTGGTGGAGGTGCTGTCGTTAAGGCTGGCAGTAGCTACGTTGGAACGGACAGCGCGCTTGTTAATGTTGGTAGCGGACTGAATCTTATTCTTATTGGATCGGACGGCGCGAGCATTGGGGCTGGGAACACTATCCTTCGCCCCCTTCTTCTTCCACACTAGCCCACCCCCCAAATCGCCTGCCGATTCCTTATCCTGTTCTCAAGACCAGCGATAAACTTCTTTCGGCTTGAGTTGTTGTAGGCAAGTTCGTATTCATAATCCAACTGAGCATTACTAATTGCCTGCAATAGGGCGCGCGGGTGAACCTTACTTATTGCCTCCAAAGTTTTCGGCCCAATTTTTCCGTCTACAACCACTTTTACGCCCAAAGAGTTTAGCCCCTTTTGGATAAACTTTGTTGCACCGCCCATCCCTCGATTGAACGAGAGATCTTGGATGAATGCTTGCATAACTTTAGGCAGTTTGGATACGAGCGGATTTGTATATTCTTTGATGTATCGCGCAGCTTCTTTCGCTCTTTCTTGCGCTGGCAGCGACGAGATTCTTTTGAATTCCTCTGGATGATATTTGTTATTAATTCCAGCTATCTCATAGCTTCCACCACCATCTCCGTCTGGCAATTTGTAGATAGTCAAATTGCCGTTGTGATCAAACCTACCCTCGAACTTTACTGTCTCCATTGCAGCCAATAGGAGCGGATCTACTTCGCTCATTGATGCAGCCTATTTCTTAATTTCTTTCTCAACCGCTTGATTGCGGAGGGCATCGTGAATTTCCTTAATATCTGGGTCTTGGTTTGCTTCGTAAATCTTGTTTAGCGTGGCGATTGCTGCGGATGTATTGGAGACAGGCTTATTTGCGTTTGTGGCCAGCCAGCTCACAAACTCTGGATTGGTGAATAGTCGAGCAGCCTGGTTCGCACCAACAAGTGTGCCAAGGATGCCAGATGCAAATCCAAACTTGCCAGCAGCGACTGATCCAACTCCGCTTGTGATCGTGGCAGGAACAACTACAGCACCAGCAGTTCCAGAAGGATTCGCCACAATGCTTGTGCTTTCCCTGATCTTATTGGAAACCTTGGCGATTGTTTCCATGTCATTCTTAAACTTACTGCCGAACCTGCCAAACAAGATGTCCTTTGAGGCATTATCAAGCTTGCCGTAGTTCTGCAAGAATTTTGAAGTACTGAACACATCGCCTGTTTCGTCTTGTAGGCCAGCAACTGCCTTGCCCATTCTTGAAATGTAGGCAGCAGATACGGCCTTCTGAGCGTCCTTGGGTACTGCGTTGAATACTTCGCGAAGCTTGGTTGGTCCATTGCGAGATCCGCTGATTACTGCTTGATAGGCATCCTCTGGATTCTTATTTAGGATCACAGATTGGATTGAATCCATTGTATCGTGAAATTTCTTTGTATAAACATTCGCCTTCTTGAAGGCAGCTTGAGCCTCTGGTCCTTGTTGCGCTGCTGCGTTCTCAAGATCCTTCGACAATGCTTTGTATAGGCTCTTCCATTGTGCCTTTGAAACGTCTGGAGCCAGATCAACTGTAGCTATGTTCTCACCAACCCAAGAGCGCAGATCGCGTAATACATTGAATGGGATTTCTCCAGATGGACTCAATTTCTTTGTTTCTTCTAGTCCGCCAAGAATTGATGTTAATTGGGTATTTGAAATTGAAGCTTGTAATTTTGGTGAAGCATTCCCAAGCCTATTAACAAATTGATACAATTGTCCCATTGTTTCATCAGAATTTACTGGAGTGCGTTCTGGCATGTATTGGTCAAAACGATTATAAAGAGCCTTTTGAGTTTGCCTCGCCCTGGGTACAAAAACCTCAGAAAATCCTTTCTGAAGAGCCTTGCCTGCCTCAACTGGTTCTGTGATTGGCGACAGCTGAGTCCTTAGTTCCTCAACCTTTTTGCCAACTTCAGCCTGCTGCGCCAATCCCTTCTCACGCATTGCAGTCATTCCGCTTGGGAATCTTCCTGTGCTTGTTTCAATTGCTTGGGTCAATGGATTCTCTACTGCTTGTGCTAGGGTGGGCGTAGTCCCAGCCTGACCATATAGCTCAATATTCTTGGCAATCTGCTCCTGCGTCTTCCCACCGCGAAGCATTCTTAAAATCAAATTTTTAGATGTCTCAGTTGCCCCAGCAGTTCCAGCAATCATTGCTGGGATTGGGGAAACTCCAAGCTTACTGGCAGTAGATGCAACTTGAGCCATTCTTGAAATTGGCGAAGGAGCAACAGCTCCAGCCAATCCAACAATCCCCTGCTCCAGCGGACTTGCGCCAGCTTCTCCAGCAGCAGCAGCAGCTCCAGACCCAAGCGCAGCACCAGCAACCTGAGTCTTTGGCGAAGCACCAAGTATCTCACCTATTTTCTTAATTGCCTTTGGCGCGCCCTTCATCCCAGCCATAGCTTGACCACCCATAACGAGCGGAACCATTTCGGCAACTCCACCCACAACCCTAGACTCAATGCGCTCAAGCGGAGTCTCTGGTTTGGGCAGGCCAATCTGATTCTTGATATCCTCCAGAACCGCGCTGAGTTCTGGTACTTTCCTCTTCTCGTCACCCTGCGCAACGAGCGAATTGTAAACCTTTGCGCCGATATCGGCCAAGAATGCGCCAGAAGCACCAACGCGAGCAGCAGGGGCAGCAACATCAAATGGCGCGCCTGCTATTGCTCCACCAACCAATCCAACAGTACCAGGAGTAATCGCTTCTCTTGCGATTAGGCCAGCCTGTCTACCCACCATCTCTGGAATGCTTCTGTCTTGAGTGGCTGGAGCCTCAACCGCAATCTCCTCACCCTTACTATTTACTGGTATGAGTGCCATTGTTTTATTATGGGGCTAGTCTGAATTGCTGACCATTTATATTTACAACATCTCCATCACGCATTCCAGCAGCGCGAGCCTCGGCCTCAGTTTTAAATACACTCTTTTTCTTCATTCCGAATGAACCAATATCCTCTGGATCTGCATTGGCATCAAGAACGGATTGAACCGACTTAACTCCAAATCCATTAGCGCGAGCATCGGCAACAAACTTTCTAGCCAAGACTTTCTTCAGCTCGCCTAGTCTTTCTGGCGCAGCAAAGTTAATCACGGCAGTAGGATCTGCAATTGCAGTCATCAACACGTTCCTATCTTCCTGCGTCATCGTGCCAGGACCACCGATTGCAATGCGCATTTGTCCAGCAAGGGCTGTCCTGATCGCGTCCGCGCGAGCCATAAGCCTTGGCCTAGCCAAAACATCGCCTGTTTGAACTTGATTGCCAAGGTCAAGGAGTTCATCGATTCCGCCAACAGATGATACAAAGTTTGGCACAAGTCCGCGCACTTCATTGGCAGATTTCTCGCTGCTTGCCATTCCTTCAAGCCCAGGGATCTTGAGTGCGTTCTGAGCGATCTTCTTGGTCTGAGCATCTTCGTATCCAGACATTTTGCCAATGGTCTGCTCCGCAGCCATGCGTTCTGGTGAACCTTCTGGAAATGAATTAATATAAGATATAGCCTTCGCCTTCATCGGAACGAGCTGTTCCAATCTCTGCTGGTAAATCGATCCAATATTTGCTGTGGCTGGAACTGTTCCGCCACCAAGACCCTCTGGCACTGGAAGCGTTCCAACAAGCTCGCCCAGCTGCCTGCTAGTCGCAGCCTGCGCTGCTTCTGTTCCGATCATCCTCTTGCGCATGTCGGCCTCAAGCTCAAGCGCAGGGCGCATCATTTGAGTTGCCATATCCTTTTGCATCACAGGACCAGCAGCCCCTTCTGGAAGCGTAGCTGATGCGGATTGTAAATTCTTAACTCGCTCACCAGCGGACGAAGCAAGCTCATTCTGAGTTGCCAAATCCTGCTCTAGCGAACTCCTTAGTCCGCTAAGACGAGCAGCCTCGATTGGCGCGTACTCAGGAGATGCTTTCCTGCGCTTCTCTTCTTCAGAAGCAATTTCGCCTTTTAGCTTCTCTACCCCAAGAATCCCCTTTTCTCTCTCAGCTTTAAGCGCAGCCTGTCCCTCTGGACTCTTTAGATATTCTTGATCTGCATTAAACTTCTCAATTTGAGCGCGCAGGTAATCCTGCTGCATCTTCTTTGTCTCTCGCTCTGTTGCTGCATCAGCCTGCTTCTGCCTTACAGCCTCTTCGTAGGCTGGGCTTTTATAAACAGTAAATGGTCCGAACTGAACTAGGTCGGCCATGTTATCCTACTCCACCAAGACTGTATGATTTAAATGCGCTTGCAAAAGGAGAAACAATATTTCCAATACCACCAGCGATCTGAGCGAACGTAGAGGATGCTGGCTGCTGTGCCGACAATCCAGAAACATATGTTCTGTAATTATCGGCAGTGAAATTAGCTAAAGTATTATAAATAGATGCAGCATTCTGTGCGCCCTGGAAGCCAGCATTAGGGTTTACATATTGATATCCAGCAGTCGCGGTAGGACTTGTTGCGAATCCAGCCGTACCCTGCGGAGCTGATGCAGCCAGATAATTATTCAATAAGTTCTGTTGCTGCCCAAGCCTTTGCGAGGAAAGATTATACATGGTAGGTCCAGAAGCAGCGAACTGCTGTGCAGCTCCAAGCCTGCTCTGATCGAGAGCGTTTCGCAGGCTTGTGTCGCGAGCTAACGCAGCACCTGTTGTTTCGCCTGAAGATAAAAATTGTGATGCTGCGCCAAACCTAGCAAGCTTGCGAGCCTCGCCAGCAGCACCAGTTTCTACTGCCTCTTGAACCGCAGGGGCAACACCAAAGATATTACCGCGAGCAGTCTGGGCAGCGCGAGCTGCCTGCTCATATTGACGCTGTTCTTCCGCTCCAAGCGTAGAACCAAGTCTTAATTGATTTAAAGCTTCTTGTTCAAGACTGCTGCGAAGCTCTTCAGTTTGTGCGGTTGTAGTCGCGCCAACTGGCGTTTCCGCCATCTTCTTGTACTGGTCAGCAAGCGTGCGAACTGTCGAGCCAAGAGTTGGGTCGATGGCTTCAATTTGAGCCATCGTCCTCTCTTCAGGAAGCTGAAGGGTTTCCCTGAATTTAGAAATTGTAGAGGCTGCCTTTTCACCAGAAATAGGTGAATAATTATCGTAAAGATTTTTTGCCTCAAGAGTATCTTTCTGTGCTTGAGCAAGTTTTGTATTTAAATCGTTAATTGTTTTTTGAGCTTCAGTCCTCCTCCTGTCACCTGAGGGAAGAGATGAAATAAATTGATTCGCACTTGAAAGCTGGCTTTGAAGGTCTGTGGTGGCAGCAGTTCCAGTATCATAAAGACTCTTGTACTGATTTTTTCTGGCTGTATTGATGTCATCCAGAATCTGCTGGTCTGTTACCTGAACATTAAGTTTGTTTGCAAGCCCACCAGTTGAGAAAATCTTTTCACCGCTAAGATCTGTGAGTCCAGCCGTTAAACCAGAAGCGGTTTTTAATGCACCAGGCAGGCCAGTCGTAAAATCACTTACGCCATATTTCGTGAATTCCTCAAGATATGATGGAACGGCCTGATTGGCGGTTGCTATTAATCGAGATAATTTGTCTTGCTCTACAAATGCCTTGCCCTCTTCAGACTGTCTTTGCGGGCCTGCTGGAGTTTTTGCTGGTCTAGCATTTTGAGTTGCAACAATTTGCCTTTGATTGTCAATTTCATTGATTACATCAATTGCTGCTTGCGAATTTGCAATAAGTGCTTTAGCATTTGCGCCCAATTCCTTTGAATCAAAACTTCTTAAATCTTTCGAAAAATTCTGTAAATCAGCTTTTTGAGCTTGGCTTAAATTTTCTACTCCAGTTGCAGATGCTGCTGCTATTGCAACATAATAATTATTTGCAGCTTCATTAAAGTTCTTTGGGCTAGAAGTGATAGATTTTTTAGATGATTCATTAATGAAATCTTTTTCAATCTGAGTGAGTCCTGAATAACCGATTTGATTAGCCGTCTGTATCAAATCTTTAAATTGCTGTAATTTTTCTTGGCTTGTTAATTTTGGAAGATTTTCAAGATTTTTTAAAACTAATGAATTATTGCCATTTCTTTCATTCTCATCCCATTGATTTATAAATCTTTTTTCTTTTTTACCATACTTATTGTAATGGTTAATTACATTTCCTACTTTGTAGCCATTTTTTGCGAGGTCTGGATATCTTGCCAAATAATATGCTGCATTAAATTCGGTTTGTGGCTTCTTAATTGCATTTGATAATACAGATGGATCAAAAGTCGAAATCCTTGATGCTCCAACTGATGAAAGTACTGAATCTAAGCTAGATGGAAGTAATGCAGGAGCTTGCGGAGGGGATGCCATAAATTTATTAAGTTATTTGCCTTTTTGCAGCCATTGATAAATAATCAACTGGAGCGACTCCAGTGCCTTGCTGTACTTCCGACGGAACTGCTCCCATTGGAGACTGACCATAAAGTCTTGCAAATTGCAAAGCAGCCTGCTGGCCGAGTGCCTGTTGTGTAGCAAAAGCATTTGGAGACAATTCAAATTGACGCTTCATCGCCTCAATGGATCTTTGCGGACCAAGTTCTCGCTCAACCTGGAGCTGAGACTGGGCTGCCCTTTGAAGATCCAAAGCAGCCATTTGCCTGTCTAGCTCGCGCTGGCGAGGTGCATACTTCTCGCGAATGTTTGTTTCAAGTTTTGCAATTTCAGGCTGAGTCTGAATATAAGTTTCCAATGACGATCTGTAGTAAAGATCATTCGCCTTCGCTGCCTCCACAGGATTGGGAGGCGGAGGAGCTGGAGGGGGAGATGGTTGTCCACCGCCACCCATATTAAGCCAGAGCCTTTCGCATGAACTTCATATAATCATATTCCTTTGCTTTTCCAAGACGTTTAAAAATTATTCGCTTGCGTGGGCCAAATCGATCCAAAAGGATCAATAGCAAGCTTTTGAGAGGATCAACCAACTCAGCCTTTTTAATACCACTAGTAGCACACAAGTCAACAAAGATGTCCTCGCCAGCCTCGTCATGGATATAGTGATCTGGATTAACTCCATAAGGAACACACCTTGCTAGGGCAACTCCATGAATTTCCCCATCCCTATCCCTTACAGTTCCCATAAGTCCCTTACTATCAAACCAATGTACCCAATCACTAAAGTTTGGCCAACTTGCTTCAGTAACACCGCTTTCTTCAAGAAATTCTACCTGGGTCATATATTTTGTTGAATCTGAATTGTGTCTGGATTGGCTGCAATAATTACGCCTCGAATAGAAAGCTTTTTTGTTGCAGCCTCAATTTTCAATTTAATATTGCGCCACTTGTTATATGATCTTAGGCTATCGGCTATTCGTTTTATAACACCCGCGCTAAATTGTTGTGGCAATATAAATGGAAGAGAAATTCCACTTGCAGATTCTGTATTAACATTTGTTGAAATAATAATGTCACTTGGATCTGTATCCCTTCGGATGCTTATTGTTGTATCTGTAGATCCAGAATTAAATAATTCAATTTCATAGTGCGATCCATATTTTAGTGCAAAACGATCATCAAGTTCATAAGCCTTGGTTGCAACCCTGCTTTTATAGCTAGTGTCAAAATCTCTAAATCCAGTATCGACATCAACAGAATCTGCATCTCTGTAATCTGTTAAATGACCTATTTTTGATGTTATTGTTCCAATGCAAAGTTTGATTGTATTTGTCGAGAATCCAGAACTAAAACTTGTTTCAATCATTCTTGCTGCAGCGATTTCCCACAATCCTTCAAAGGAATTGAAAATTGAATTGTACACCAATATATGACTTGGTTTGATTGCCGAATCTAGTGGTACGGCAAGAAGGTATCTATTGTTATGGAATGTTGCATTGCAGGTATCGATGAAGCTTCTATTAATCCTCGCAATGATGTCTTTAACTGGCTCGCTTATTGTCAATCCAACTGTTGAAAAGTCATCAGCTAAAGACCTTGAAATTGATCTTATTCCATCGTTTGCTAGAAACAATACATCCTTGTTTACGAGGGCAACTGATCTTCCTGCGATACAACCGATCCTGTTTGAAACTGTCTGAACAGTCCATTCTGCTGCGCTGTTTATAAGCGACAACACACTAGTTCCTGATGTAGTCGTTGTTCTTGGCGTGACATCAACTAGATAAATCTTATTCCTCTTGAACACTAGGATTTGGAATCCGTAGAAAGGCTGGATCGCAATAATGTCTTCGCCGTCATCTCCTCCAACAATAATTGAATTTGTAGTTTTCCATATCTCTGGGTCAAGAATGTCAGAGGCGTAAAGAGTGTTCCGATTTTCGCCTGTGCCTATTCCGAATAGGCGATTTGTGAATGATTTTATTAAGCGCAGGCCAGTAGGAGCCAATTGGGTTGAAATGTTTGCCGTGGCTGTTGCGCTGCTTCCGCCTCCGCCAGTAATTGTAACTGATGGAGCGGTCAAGTATCCAGACCCAGCGTTGGTTACTGTTATTGCCGTAACTTTATTTGATACAACAGTTGCAATTGCTGTTGCTGTTGTGCCATATCCAGCCGTTGGAGTTCCAATTGTTACAGTTGGAACGCTCGTATATCCACTTCCATCGTTTGTAACAGTAATTGATGCAATGCTAGTACCCTGGCGATAATTATTTGTTCCATCGGTAAACTGGAGATTGCTTGATCCGTCCGTCCAGAACAACTTGTTATTTAACTGAGCAAATTCTATTTGAGCTGATGAATTTACTACTGTCCCACCAGTTGTGGAAAATGTGGTTGAACCAGTGTTGTACTTATAAAGAGTTCCATTTGTCCCAACAACAATTGTCTCAAAATTTGGCGTATCAAAATAGAACATCCCCTGCACTGTATTGGCAGTAGAAAAACTTGTTGAAATTGTCTCAATCCCCTGGCGAGTTTGAAGGTTTCCATTTGGCGAAATGGTCATGTTAAGCAGCTCAGAAGCTGCGTTATCCGCAATAAGATTGGGGCTAATGCCAGATACCTGGCCACCATCAAAGCTTGGCGTGACAGCTACCGACAGTACATCATCTGTTGCATCCGTGAAGTACGGCATGGCTTTAGATGATCTCTTCTAAACCAAGTTCGCCAAGAGAGGTTGGGGTGATCTGCTTCATTCCGCCAACTTGGCTCAATTCGTAGTTCGCCATAGATGCCAAGTCGGTATTGGCGGTCTGAACAACAAGCTGTGCCTTTCCATACTGACGCTCACGCTCAAGTGCGTCTGCATGAGTCAGGGCAAGTACGACATGACTGACATGCGGAAGGCGAAGTTCGTCACCAATTGCGTTGCTGGTTGGGGGAAAGTCTACAACATAGTTCGAGCGAGTAAGGCATTGAAGCTTTTCGATAACTTTTAAAGTGGTTGTGCTGGTTGTATCGAGAGCAGGGTAAACATCAATTTCTGCAATACCAGAAGTGTTGCGTCCCTTGAAGTAATACGCCTGCGGTGTGCCAGTTCTGTCAATGTCAAGAAGATCTGCATCCTGTGATATAATCGTGGCAAGATCCATTGGGGTAAGTTCGTTATCTCCCCATGCAACGGAGAGAGGTGTCTCTACGCTTGTTCCGAGGGCTACTGTTCTGCTGGTTATATCTGTAATAGCATACGTCGAATTGGTAACAGTCTCGCGCCAGGGCGCAAAGTTCCAAACGCGCCGATAGTTTAGGGCTGCCGACTTTTGCAGAAACGTGATAGTATCAGCATCGGTCTTACCGATCTTCTCGCCTGCAAACTGAGCGATTTCTGTAATCGTCATTTTGCTTCTAGTGCTTCAAGCCTTGCTTCAAGGGAATCGTTTTTAGCTTTTAACTCTTGAATTGCCTTGACTAACCTTGCCTCTGTTTTGCTCCATGCGGTTATTGTCAGCATTCCATCGTCATTAACCCCTATTGAATCTGGATATACTTCCTGCATCTCCTGAGCAATAAACCCAATCTGGTGGCCAGATCCATCCTTGTAGTCAAATTCACATGGACTTAATGCGCATATATTGTCAATTTGACTTGGAAGTGCTGTGATATTTTCTTTTAATCTTCTATCTGAAGTAGAACCAAATGCAGCAGTATTTGCTCCGTTTGCGTTTATTTTTCCAGAATTAGTTGCTCCATTCCCTACTTGAAATAAGACAAAATTTTGATTTGTTGTATTGAGGGCATCTGCTTTTATCACAGAAACGGCTGATTGTGATGTTGATGATGTTGCAGTTATTTGGAATATTCCTGCTGATGTAGATGCAGATGTGGATACAGAATGAAGCAATGCGGTGGGACTGGTTACATTAATTCCAACATTTCCAGCAGAAGAAATTCGAAGACGCTCTGTTCCAATGGTGGAGAATTGAAGATTGTCAGTTGCGTGTTCGTACCTAATAATTCCTCTATAAGCATCAGTTCCTGTTCCGTCTGCAAAATGAACTGATCCTGTGCCAGTTGAAGATGAAACTATTGTCATTCCAGAATTAGATGCTCCAGATCCTACAACTAAATCTAGTGCTGCTGAATTATATGATGATGCAATTGAATTCTTTATCCCAACATTTCCATTTGAATCAATGCGGAGTCGCTCTGTTCCTGAGGTATAAAGACCAATTACCCCGCCTGTCCCTGCAAGTTGACCCATCTGTAATGTTGAATTATTTTCTGTGCAAAATACTCGCCCATTGTTTGTTGAGGTAACATCCATTACCAATCCGACTGTCGAATTGTCTGGATTCAATAATTGAATTTGTCCGCCTTCTGCGCCATTCGCGCGAAGCTGAACAGTTCCATTAACATCTAGTTTTGTGGATGGAGCAGTTACCCCAATCCCAACATTTCCACTTGAATCCACGCGAAGGCGTTCTATTGCATTTGTTCCTCCACTAAGAAAATTTGGCGAAGTGCCAATTCCAATTCCAAATCCACTTGTTGAACTCTCTCTAACTCCAGATATAAAACAACATTCGGTTGTTTGATTGGCATTTCTCCATGTTATTTTATTTCCATTATCAGGATAACTGCCTGAATTTTCAAGTCTAATTGTCTCATCTAGTGAAGATGAGCTTGTAACGGCATGAAGCTTGGTTGCTGGGCTAACAGTATTAATCCCAACATTGCCTGTGGCATCCTTGTAAATCTGCCCACTACCAATGTTGACCACATTTGTAGATCCAGTAATTGTTCCAAGGAATGTGGATGTGGTTGCGGAAAGGTTGGTAATCGTTCCGTTGGTAACTACTGCATTTGTTGATGTGGTTGTTCCAGCCGTAAGGCCAGTAATCGTTCCAGTAGTGCTTCTAAGCGTTGAAACAGTTCCAGTTGTTATATTGGCGGTGCTTGCGGTTAGCGTCTGAACTGTCCCATTGGTAATGTTGGCAGCAGTAGATGTGGTAGTTCCTGTCGTAATGGTTGGAATTGTTCCAGTCGTGCTATTAAGCGTTCCAATGGTTCCCCTGGTACAAGAAAGCGTTCCAATCGTGCCAGAATTGATGCTAAACGAGCATTCTGGATTAATCGTAGCATCCGCAATCAAAGCGTTAAGATTCGTATTGGTTACTGTGTCGTTTGCACTAAAGGTGGTTCCTGCTGTAAAATTCGGCATATTTTCTCCTAGTTGTTCCTATTTTTGATTACGTCCCAAGCCATTGAACATATAAGGCCAATAACGCCAGAGAGGGCTAGTATCCTAGTCCTTAAATGCTCCAGCGCATTAACCTTATTAGCAATGTCTGCGTAGTTTGCAAGTGACCTTTCTACCATAGAATAAAGCTGGACTTGACGCTCTTCCATCCTGGCGAGCCTAACTTCCATGTTCCAGACTTGTTCTTCGCTCATGGCTTAGTAGCCCCCAGGTCAGATGCAGCACTCATGTCACTGTAGCGTGGAAGGGCGTTGTTGTCTTCGTGCTTTGGCGAGCAGGAGGCAAAGGCAAGGCAGAGGATGGAGATGGTAATTAAATTCATTACGGAGCCGTGCTTATGCTGTTTCCATAAATTAAGTTATCCTTAAGTATCCTTGTCCCTTTAAATTAGACCATCCAAATCTAGGCAAAGAAGAGGACGAAGCAGAGGAATGATAAGCCCATCCTACACCAGTTTCACCATCGTCATCGCTATACAATGTCCAATTAGAACCATCATGTGATATAGATGTTGTGCCATTAGCCCAACTTCCTCCACCACCAGTAAGTGTTTGAGTTCTTGGTCCGTAGCCTGTGTCTGGATTCCAAAGACCCTTAATAATTATACTTGTTTGAGACAACGGAATTGTGGTGTTTGTGTAGGCACTAATTGTTGGAGCACCCGCACCATTGGGGACATTATAAGTCTCTGACAGCTCAACAGACCAACCAGAAGTAGGTAATGATGTTGAGGGTGCGGTGACATTAGCTATATATTTTATATAGACTATTTGTTCTTCTCCATCTGGCACAAGAGATTCATATTGTAGCCTCCAGACACCAGCATTAAAAGTAATCGAAGGCCCAGAAACATAAAAAGCATAATCTTGCTCATGGAAAATTGGGCCATACCAACTAGGAGGACTACCAGCCGATCTAATAAAAGGCACTCTAGGCGTATCTGGTCGTGTGCTAAATTGAACATCTATATTAGCAGTAGAAAGAGGTAAGGGTGCAGCCACTCCACCAACCTTGCGGATGTTTTGCGCTCCTAGTCCTAGAGATAGTCTTGGCATAGAGTTAAAATGCAATCACCCGCCAAGGGGTGGAACCTTTGGCGGTGTGGTTGCTTGAATCATTAACCAGCTATGTAGCCAATCACCTTGCCAGTTCCAGCCGTGTAGCTGTCGAACTCGCCATAGATGATGTTGCCTGATCCAATCGTAACGCCTGTCAGAGTGCCATCATATTTACCGCTGATCGCGCTAAACGTGGTATCTGAAAGCATTTGGATTGCCCAGTATCCAGCGGGTGCTGTTCCAGTTGTGCCTACGGAAAATCCGTATTGAGCCTGGAATTTATCTAATGCGCGTGACATTAGGTGTGGAGGGCAATCCGATAGGAAGTGCCGTTAAGAGTTACATTCAAGGACGCAGTGGCTGTTGCAACAGTATTAACTGTGCCACCGCTGGAACTTGCTGTAATCTCAAACACGTTTGTGAAGCCCTGGGTATCAAAGCGGATAGCTTTTCCCTTGGCTTTTCTTGTGCTTCTTACAAATTCATTCGCCATATTCTTAATCTCCTTTTCGACTCCAGGCACGTTTTACCTGATCCGCGCTGAACTCGCTTTTAAATCTACTCCCAAGCTTTTGTTCTTGTTTGTAGTACCCCTTCATAATATTTGTTTTATTAGACCCAAGTGGGTTGTCGAGGGGATCGCCAACACCAACAAGAGCCAAACGTTGTGGGACAGTAAACCGCTTCAGATACTTAGGGACTGAGTCCCTTTCAGCTACTGATTTTTCCAGTTCAACGACTGAACCATTTCTGGTATCGGTGTACTGGTAAATCGGCATTAGCTGTAGCTTTCCTCGTCGGCATTCTTCGCCAGCTCACGCATTTTGTCCTCCTCAGACATGTTGTCCTCTTCGTTATTCTCGGATTCGCCTTCGATCATGGCCTCATTGACCTTGATGTGAGCTACTCCGTTCTTAACCATTTGGACAACACCGCTGAGTTCAACTTCATCACCTTCAGAGGGAGGAACATTGTCTCCGCCATCATTAACTTCAAGCATCGACAATGGCAACATGACCATGCCTTTCGACATTTTCATATCACCACCTTCATTCATTCCTTCTTTCATTTGATCTCCGTTGGAAGGGGCTGGGGAGGTTTTATCCTCCCCAGCTTTCCTAGGACCCATAGCGATTACTAGGGTTCCCATTTAATTGTTTAGCTGTAGTTCGACTTCGCGAAGATCGCGCGGAAGAACGTAGTATCCAATTGTTTGGCAGCGTAGAACGTCTTGAAGGACGCTACTACACGTTGGCCGTAAGGATCGGATTTATCAGCAGCGTCAAGGATCGTTACCTTCGGTGAGAAGGGCGAACCAGAAGCAACGATTGAGCTTAAGCTAGGAACTCCAAAAGAGTTTCCACCTAAGAGCAAGTTGCCATAGACAGCATTGCCAGCAGTCGAAGCAGAAGCCACACCCGCAGCAGCGGTTGCGAACGTCTGGACGTTTGTGCTGGAAATAACTTTGCAGCCGAACAACGAACCAATTTCACCTTTGAAGATGGCATCAGGATTCGAGTAGCTCGAAACCTTCAACCAATCGTCATCCTGTTGGAGGTCACGAATGACCGCAGGGTGAGCGACAAGGACGTAAGAATCCTTGATCTTAGGCGCACGGCTGATGAACAAGGCAGTCGCGCCGTCGAGTAGATCGGTGGCGGTGATTGCGCTGTTAGCAACAGAGCTAGTTGCGAAGGTCGTGCCGTTTGTGCCGTTCTGGGCATAACGAGCATAGCTCTTCGTGGCAACGTTTGTGCCAGTGGAGGTGGAAGAGTCCTGAATCAGCGCGCGGTGACACAGAGTGTCCGCATGCAGAGCAGCGTCTTCACCCAACTGTTTGGTGGCCTGGGCGAGGTGGTTAAACAATTCCGTGGCGAGCAAAACGTCCGTGAGGACGATCTGGCTGCCGTACTGCTGGAGGGTCGCTTCAACAGTGGACAGGGTCAGCTGACGCTGATCCGAGCCATCGCTAACAGTCGTTCCTTCAGAGAGGGAGACGATCTTGTCAATCGCAGGATTATCAAACTTAAAGAAGCGGATAGTTTTGTTTCCGCCAGTTTTCGAAGGATACGCCACCTTCATTGCAAACTGCTCCATTTGGAGCAAGGGGAGCGCACGTTCCAAGAGCATCTTGGAAAAATACGCTTGGAACTGTGAGGACACAGATCCAGTAGTTACATAAGCCATTTTATTATTTTCCTTTTAAACAACTAACCTATTTTACGATCTATCCGCCTCTGCTGCCATTTTCATCAATTCACGACCTTGCTCCTCCGAGGAGAGTTCGTGAAAAGCTTTAACGCGAGCAGGGCCAGAAGGTTGACCGCTTGCAGGTGTCGTTGCCTTTCTTAGTTGAGTCACTTCGGACTCATACTTTGCAATCTTCTTTTCCAAGTCAGAGGCAGCGTCCGCTTTGAGCTTCATCTTCGCCAAACCGACTGCATCATTGATTCCGTTAGGATAGTTCCTAAGAATCGCATGTTCCTGCAGTAGCGTTGATACGGCCTTATACAGATTGCTCGAAGAATCCTTTAGTTCTGGATTCGAATCGACTTCTCGCAGGAGATTTTGATCCCAGGCGTTTTTCCATTCGGTCTGCGCCTTTTGCTCATTGTATTTCCTGCCATCAGTCTCAATCTCGTTGGCCTTGCTTTCAGCGAGTTTTGCAAGATCATCACGGCCTTCATCACGATAACTTTTTGCTGCTTCGCGATAGTCATCCGCGCTAAACTTGCTAGTGCTTGCCTTTGCTTCTTTCGAAGCAGCCTCTTGACTAGACCTTGCAGTCTTGGCTGCCTCAATAGCTTCTCTTTCGGTCTGGAGTCTTGCACGTTCCGCTTTGACATCGTCCCACTCTTTTGCGAGTCGAGACTGTGCCTTTTGGTACTTGCTTTGCTTCTTTTCGGAAGCTGACTCTGACTTGGGTTCATCAGATTGCGTTGTTAAAGAGCTTGTTGAGGTAGTTTCAGTCTTAGGGACTTCATCTACCACCGCATCGTTCGATGTGGATTTGGTTTCGGCATCTTCTGGAGTCGCAGGTGTCTCCGAGTTATCACTGCTTTCAACCTCCTGCTTAACTTCTTTAGTAGCCTCAACATTATCTTCTGGTACTTCATCTAAACCAGCGTCAAATGCTGCTGCCATCTTCAGCATATCAAGTTCAGTCGGTTCTTTGGAATCAGCCATGTTGACCCTTTCTTACACCGCGCCACAGGGAGTCATTCTGTGGCGTAGGTTAGTTGACAGCAGATTCATCGACACCATCCCTGCTGTCGAGGATGGGCGAGTTTTGTTTGGGGCTGCATAACGACTCAATTGTCGCCACACAACCTCGAAATCCTTTAGCATATCCACAAGCCTCTGCAAGTGAGTTCGCTTCTTTCTCTACTGCGGAGGCATTTTGGCGTAAGGTAAGGTTAAGTAAGATAAGACCAAGCTTCTTGCCAGTTAGACTACCAAGGAATCCTGTCAATGCGCGCTCGTCCTCTGCTTCCCATTTAGGTTCGTCTACCCACTCTTGGTGGCGTATAAAAGCCATAATTGCGCGTAGTCTTCTCATACTATGTACCCCCAGCTATCGCCTTGGAATAAGGCCAGGTAATCGCCATTGAAAGTCTCTGAGAGTGCCTGTCTTACTGCTGGAAAGCTAAAGTCGTGACCTGTCATGCATCCACCCTTTCTTAGCTTGGGTAACCAGAAATCTATGTCAGCACGCACACCTTCGTACCTGTGGTCACCATCCACATAAACCATGTCAAGCGATCCGTCAGCAACAAACTCAAGCGCATCAAGGCTCTTACCGCGAGAGAAGGTTACATTACCCTTTGGCCTTGTTCTTTCGGTAAAAGCATTGAAAACATCCTCCATTGGGCATTGGTGGCTTGCCACATCATTCGGATCGTACCCATTCTCCCAGGGATCAACTGCAAGAACTTCTTTGAAGTAATCTGCCAATACAACAGTACCTTCTCCGCTATAAGACCCAATCTCTACGCATTTGCCAATTGCACCATTCTGATTCGCCCACTTGCATAACTTGGCCAATCCTTCGGCCTGAAACGCATCGCGCATTACTGGTACTGCCATCCGCCAATACAAGCGGTTATACCGCTAAAGTCAAAGCTTAAATTAGCTTCTGAGATTGGTTTAAAGTTCCACTGCGCTGCATGCCCTGCTGGAGCATTTTATTGTAATCCTGCATTTGTTGCGTAGAGCCAGGTGCTTTTAATTTTTTGTCATCCCTCCCACCGCGATACATATTGCCAGGAAATTGATTGACTGGATTTTGTGGAATAACTGGAGCAGCTGGCGGTGGTGGTGTAGTTACGTTAATTGGACCTGCGTTAATTTTGCCGTATTCAGATCGAAGTCTTGCTAGGTTCTCAGCCATTTTGGGGCTTACTTTTGATGGATCAACTACGGACTCAAGAAATTGTGGATATGAAGATTTCTTCTGATCTTCAGGAATAAATTGCCCAACATCATTGTAATACTTTTTATTCAACCCAATCATGTATTTCTGAAACTCAATATTGTTTCTGCTGAGAACTTCTGGGTCAAACGCCTTGCCTGGTTGTGGTCTTAGCTGTGGGTTTTGATCCATGAATTGCTTTTGAAGCTCCGCTTCCATAGCACTAAAATACATTGGCTTTTGGTTGTCTTGCTGGGTTGGCGCGCCCATCAGTCTTCCCTGAGTAAAATTATTTGCCTGTGCATCTGAAAGAAAATTTTGATAATTTTGCTCTGCCAAGGCTGCGTCGAAATTAGGATTACGCACTGCATCAATCGGAGCCGTGCTTGGCTTTGCAAGTGCTGGTGCTTTTCGTGCTGGAAGTTTTGGTTTGGTTGCCATATTACATTACCTGTGGTTGGAGTTGCTGTTGTTGTGCTGCCATCTGTTCTTGCTGTTTAGCCTGCCCAGCAGCTGCATCGCGAAGTTGTTTCTGAATAGCCCTAGAGGTATTCGGATCAGTTTGTTCTAGCGCAGATAAGTGCTGTTGCAAGTGGTCCATGAGAACTTGTACTGCACTCTGGTCTACTGGCTGCTGACGCATTTGCGCTGCTTGGTTGAACGCGAAGAGAACCGATATGTGCGCTTTGTGATCATCGCTAGGCTTAATCGCGACAGGGAATCCTGTGGCCAGCATGGTCGCAATTTCTGTCGCTTGGTCTTCAGCTTGATCGCCTGATCCTGCTTGCGGGTCAGTAAATAGTTTTCTAACGAGACTAGGGTCATCTTGCTCAAGAACTGACTTTACCAGTTCTCCTTGGTTGATGTAGGGATTCCCTTGGAACATCTGCATGCGAGCAACTGATTTCTGCAATGCAAATTGGCGGTTGATAAAGTCAAGTCCACCCTTCGGCTCGATCGAATACTGCTCATGGATTCCTTCAGGAACCATTTGGCCAGTATCGTCAGCATAGCGGAACATCAAATCTTCCTTTGCGTACTGGACGTACAACGCCCAAGACTGACGGAATAGGTGGGCCAAGCTCATTCGGAAGATGCGATTACGCAAATCACCAGAAGCAGCAGCCTGACCCTGCATTGCTTGAATCTCGGCAGCAGTTTTTCTGTCAGCAGAATTAAATTGCGATCCAGCACCAAAGTCAGCGTTACCCATGCGGTTCTCCGCAAGCTGACGCTCTTCAAGCATCAAACGCTGGAAGTCGAATGGAGGTTGGCTGAACTGGACAGGCTTCAATCCTTGCGGAAGGATCTGACCAGGCTGCATCCTCAAGTTCGCTGTGTTCAGCGATACTGGATTCTGCGCTTCGAAAACAGGGCGGTTGGCCAGCTCTACATAGTCAGAGAGCGAGTTCTTGAGCTTGTTTAGGAGGTTTTCGCCAGGGAGGAGGATCTCAGCTACCCCGCGAGGACTATACCAACCGCCACCTGTGATTTCATATGGGAAATCAACAAAAGGAGGTTCGCCGTGTTCGTATGGGAGGGTAAATGGTTTTCGCACGTTCTCGTTTACTACAAGAGGGGAGAATGTCTCAACCAACCATCCGTCCTTCGACGGAGTGTACATTTCCCACAAGATGATCCGATCTTCCTCTGCTTCCTGCGTGATGCCTTCGCGACGATAGATCTCGTCTTGGATCTCGCTGCGAAGTCCAACAGCGTTGTTTGGTTTGCCAGCAATTTGTTTGATGAAGTCTTCGTCCTGCTTGTAGAGAGGATTGGTCTTATAGCTATCAACGGAAATGGAAATGATGTGAACGATGAAGTCTGCGTCTTTAAGTTCTTTGGTGTACTGAGGAACAATCAAATGAAAAGGATCGATAGCCTCGAAACCGATCCGCTTGTTTTGATCGTCCCAAACAACCTTGGCAACACCGCGACCATAGAGAAGCAAGTTGTCAATGACCGAAACAATCTCTTTCTGGAAATTTGTCTGTTCGCGCATCTTGTAATCAAACCAACGCTCGGCAGTAACAGTAATCGGAGTCAACTGCTGGCGCATCGGAACGAAGCTGGAAAGAATGTCGTTGCCAATCGCGCTGTTGACGAAGGAGGGCTTGAGACGCTCAATCGCTGTGTCGATCAACTGAACGTGAAGGTCGGCTGCTGTAGGCCAAGGCTTGACCTTACGGCGCACGCCAAAGTAGCGAGCTTGGTAGAATAACCGCTGGCGGTTCTCCCAGGTTTCGCGTTGGTTAAGACAATCAATAATCCTCTCGTAGTAATCTCCGCGACGATTGTTCTTCTCTTGATTGGTTGCCATATTATTTATTTCTCTCAGTCTTTAGTTCATACGAAAGATCGTTGACAGCATTCAAGGCTTTCCTTGCCCATTCGCGTGTACCAGGAGTACCGCGACGAATTTCAATGTAAGTCGGATCTTTCATCAGGTCTTCAACTATCCCTGTCGTGTTTGTTATTGGTGTCGTTGTTGCGCAACCACCAAGACTCACCGCTAAGATCGCTATCAATAGCTTTACGATTGTCGCGCCACTCGTTCTCAAAGTTCTGAGTGCGCTTCTGCTTCCAACTTGGAATGATGCGAAAGACGGCTGCGATGATCTCAAGGATTGCACGCAGCACAAAAGATTATTTAATATTTAGCCCAACTGTCTTCAAGAAATTAACTATCTTTTCTAGGAAGCTGTCATCAGCGGGGGTGGGTGTCAGTTTAACAATAATGCGAGCAGCAAGAACGATACCGCCTACGGCAGCAACGATCTCTTGCCAGTTTGAAGTAATCCAATTCCAAATATTCATAGTTTATCCTCCTGCGTCAAAGCCAGCCATGACAGGGTCGTGCGACTCCATCATTTGGTTTAACGTCTTCCAAGTTGGCCGTTCCGTGGGGAAAGTCAAGTCCCAGCGGATATTACCACCATCCAGGCACAATGCCAACGCATCCGCTCGATCAGGGCTGGCGATACCTCTACTGCGCAAGGAATCCTTGGATTCTACCCCAAGCTTGCCCCTGCTGTTGGTCACAGTCCTGCGACATGTCAATTGAGCCATTAGGTCATCGTCATCCTCTGGAAGTATGATCTCGCGATCCCCAATCTTCTTTGACATGTTAAACCACATCTCAGCCGACTTGTTGGTGTACGCATCCGCATCGTTAGGCGTGCCACCAAAGTTTACCCTATTCACTCTCCACCCAGCCTCGGCCAAGGCATCACACATCGGCATGCCCAATCCACTCGCGTCCGCATAGATGTCTTCTGGCTTTAGCCCAGCCTTCTTGAACTCGACGATGAACTTGCCAACCGCTGCCATCGTGTCCTTATCGCGCCAGGCAATGATGGGAAGGATCTTGTTGCCATCTCGAATGCACAGGACGTTGCAATCGCCACCTGCTGCAAAGTCTACTCCTGCGGTCCTGCTCCCAGGCTTAAAGTCAGGTGGGCTGTTCTGACAGCCTTGGAGGGAGTTGTAGTTAATGACCAAGCTTTCCGATCCGATATCCACAAACTCGCCATAAACCATAGACCGAGTGAGTGGATGTTTCTCGCCGTACCTCTGCATCACCTCGTCGATCTGGGCCTTGGTGATGTGAGGGCAATCAAACGCTGTTACTGTGTGCTTTCTCCACATCGCAGATTCCTTGGTGAATGCGCGATAGAACGCGCCTGTACTCGCACCAGGGCTGGAGGCGAGCAGTACGCGAGTTGGTTGGCAACGCCACAGAGCTTCGAAGAGTGGGTCTGGAATTGACTTGGCTTCGTCCACCACAATCAGCAACGGCATGGTGTCGTGGTCATCGGCGTGGAACCCTTCCGCTCGGCCTGGGTCTGTTGCGCTATAGCCAACGATCCTGCTCATCGTGCCATCTGGAAATATGTATCGGATTTCGCCTGACGTTACTTCCCAATTTCCGCCCACTCGCGCAATGTGCTTGCGCAGGCTGGGCCACAATT